CCCGCCGTACACGGTGTCGTACTGGGTAGCGTATGTATTTTTCCAGTAATACGTCGTGTCACCACAAATCCACGGCACATCTGCAGCACTGCCACCATGGCACTGCGCGTTAAACACGGAGAGGTCAGCACGAAACTGTGTCAGCATGGCTGTAAACAGCGCAGGTTGCTGTGCGTGGGTGGCGGCGCTCATGTCAAACTCTCCCTGCATCCAGCACACCGCCAGCAACACATTTTTCGGGTTCTTCTGTAATGCAGCTTTGGTGCGCGCAATCAGGTCCTGATATAACGGTTTACCCACACCCCAGCGTGCCGAATCCTGGCTGGCCCCCGTGTCTGCACTGAATGTCCCCTCAGCGCCCTGGGTGAATGCAGAACCACCACGACAGCATGGTACCAGCAGGATCCCCGCGTTATTCGGGATATACGGAAGCAGTTTTTTGGCAATATGTAAGCCCTGGCCGACACAGCCGTACTGCCCTTTGCTCAGGTCTGCCTTCGGATGATTCAGCGTACTCATATCCTGCACATCATGCAGACAGTGGTCAGCCGGGATGATGTCGTTATACGTACAACTCTCTCCACCCGGAGTTACCGTGCTGCGGCGCGCCAGCTGTTTAATGCGCGGATCCGGAGCATCGTAAGAATCCGGTAACGGAAGCCCTTCACCGTAGGCCATGCCGTTGGACTGTCCGGCAAGCACAACCACATAGAACCAGTCCGGCTCAGATGAAGGGCCGACCTGTGGATCTCCTTCAATAGCCACCGCCTGCATCAGTGTGTACGGCGTAATGGCAACCGGTCCGCCATATGGCTGCCAGCCCTCTTTCAGTTTGTGTGTCAGCTTTTCCGCAAGGTCTGACGGCGACGCCGCCCTGACAACATCATAGTGTTTAAATGCCATGAATCCTCCCGGCCGGGATAATATTGTGAGTAAAATGAGGAGCGGGCTGAAGTCCGGAAGTTACAGGACAATGGCAGAAGAGAGACAACAGCCCGCAATACGAAAAAGGCCGCGCTATTGCGCAGAGTGATTACTGTCGGATATTATTCGCCAGCTGAAATATTACTTCACGTTTTGTTGTTTATTCCTTGCCGCCCGCGTCTCCCTGCGCGGGCTTTTTTTGTCCATAAGAAAGCCCCTCCGGAGAGGGGCTGGAGAGTGGCGCTATGTGCCATTGCATGGTGCCGGGTGCCTCCCGGTGAATTCAGTACCAGCACCTGAATCCGCGATTATCCCATATACCTACTCGCTGATTGCCCCTCCGCACAGGGGGATTCACCATGCCAGTTTCTTTTAACAAACTCCCCGCAAACCAGACAACAGTCAACCGCCTGAATTGTGAGACATTTAAAAAAAAGGCCCGCAAAAGCGAGCCAGGGAAAATAAGTGTGGCGCGTTGTACTGGATTCGAACCAGTGACCGATTGCTTAGAAGGCAATTGCTCTGTCCGGCTGAGCTAACAACGCATGATGCAGATAATGGACCGCCATCGGGGACTTGAACCCCGCGCAGCCAGCTTCGAAGGCTGGCGCTCTTTCCTGATGAGCTAATGGCGGTATGTGATGGTGGCCCTTGCTGGATTTGAACCAGCGACCTGGCGATTATGAGTCGCTCGCTCTCACCACTGAGCTAAAGGGCCGGAAGCAGAATAATAATGGTGCGTAATTAATTCTGCAATCTCATCCGTTTCAAACGATTAAATCCTGAACTTCCCTGACTGTCTGCTCAAAACGTCCGGTCTCCAGCTCAACACCAATCGCACGACGCCCCAGTGCCATCGCCGCTTTTACCGTTGAACCCGACCCCATGAAAAAATCCGCAACCAGATCACCAGGACGACTACTTGCGCTGATTATCTGCTGCAGCATTTCTGCCGGTTTTTCGCACGGATGTTTCCCGGGATAGAACTGCACCGGTTTATGTGTCCACACATCCGTGTACGGCACCTGCGCCGTCACACCAAAATACCGCCGCAGATGCTTATATTCACTCTGCAGCTCCACATACTGCCGGTTCAGTGACGTATACGTATCCACCAGCTGGTGGTGGGGCTTTTCCAGTTCACCGCGCTGATGTTTCTCTTCTGCCACCCGGGCAAACAGCGACTGTAATTTCAGATAATCGCTTTCGTTCGGTAGCTGCCACTGACTGGCACTGAACCAGTGCGACACCATGTTTTTCTTTCCTGTGGCATCTGCAATCTGTTTTGCCGTTATCCCCAGGGCCGCGCGCGCATCACGAAAGTAAGAAATCAGCGGGGCCATCACATGCTGTTTCAGTGCACTGCCCTTCGCCGCATACCCGGCATCTTTCGGACGATACGGCCCCTGATAATGTTCCGCGAACAGAATGCGCTCTGTGACGGGGAAATACGCCCGCAGGCTTTCCTTGTTGCATCCGTTCCAGCGTCCGGACGGCTTCGCCCAGATAATATGGTTCAGCACACTGAAGCGTTCACGCATCATGATTTCGATATCAGATGCCAGGCGATGACCACAGAACAGGTAAAGACTTCCGGCAGGTTTCAGCCCCCGCCAGAACTGCGCCAGACACTGGTCCAGCCACTTCAGGTAATCATCGTCGCCCTTCCACTGGTTATCCCAGCCCTCAGGCTTCACTTTAAAGTACGGCGGGTCCGTGACTATCAGGTCAACAGAATTTTCGGGTAACGACCGGATAAATTCCAGGCAGTCGGCGTTGATTAACTAACAACTGGATATTTTTACAGTATTAAGCATGGATCATTAAGCCTGTCTCTGATAGGCTCATTCTGCTTTTGCGCAAAGCAGTGGGCCTGAGGTTTGCTTGTGAACCCAACGCATGAGCAGATGGCTGGTGGGTGCCCCTAACACCTACCAGCCGCCCATTTACCACAAATAAAAAAGCCTTTACTGCGGAAGGCATCTGTAACAACCGAACTGATAGTCTGCCAGACCCGCCATAACCAGCTGGGTCAGTATTAACTGGCAGCGTTCGCGTGAAAGGTAAGTATTCTGCGCAATCTCCCCGACTGTCGCCGGGTCGGTAACGCTTAATTCATTAAACACCACTCTGGCGGTTTCTGTCATATCCTGCTGTTTTAGCATGTCTTTTTCCCTTTTCCGGTTAACGTGACACACCAATAACTCTTGTCGAAAAAGCCAGCAAGCTGAAAGAACGGTATTAATAACCACCAGCGAATTTATTGCGCTGCTGTATATTACGGACACAAAAAAACCACCTTCCGGTGGCTTCCTTGTGCGAAAAAACTTGCATTTCGCCTCGCGATACAGCTTTGCGAAGCTTACAGGAATTCAAGCTGTTTCTGCGTAAAAAAGCAAGCTTTTTTTATCGAAATGAATCGTGCATAGGTACATAAAGCATGTGTTCAGCCACGGCTAACCAACCTGCAATACGTTTCTCACATGTGCTGAAACACCATTCCGGGTGAGTACGATTTAAACATTCTGCCATTTTTCTCTTACTCATTCCCCGTCCTTCGTACCTTTGCCGGAGAATATTGATTAGCCCGGGATATTCCCCAAGCACCTCACTGATAACGCGATCAATAATCAACGCCTCTGTGTCTGTACAATGTGACAACCAGCTCTTCTGCTTCCCTCTGGTCATATCCCGAAAAAATGCCTCAAGTTCCGGTTTTTCCAGCCCGGATTTCTTCATGCTGCGTAAAACCTCATTAACTGCTGTTTTCGTCAGCTTTTTCGAAACCAGTAACCGGTTAAACATATTTCCGGATTTACCCCCACCGATATACGACCACCGCCCCCACATCCGTAATTTCCCCTGGATCCAGACTGCTTCCAGCGTGTTCAGGCGTAAATGTTCGCCGCTTTTGCCTGTAATTTCCGGATATATCATATTTACGCTCACTCACTCTCAATTTTGTAAATCTTCACACCCAGCCGTCCACCAGATACTGGCTGACCACGTACAATATTGATTTCATCAAACTGCTCGTCATCAATGAGCACTCCCGCATGCGTCAGCGCATCCAGCGGTGCTTTCAGAATATTGTCCAGGTCACGACGACGCTTATCCGGTGGCTCTGCAATAATTTTTATTGCCAGCCGTCCGGACAGGCTTAATTTCAGTCGCTGCTGGCGAACAATAAGCGCCACTGCCCGGCGATAACGCTCCCCGGCTTTTGATACAAAATATGTGCTGCCACGACGTCGCCAGTAAGTGTTCACTGTCGGCGGGTAAGGTAAAACCAAATCTATGAGCATCAGTCACCTCTTTTACCCGAGCACGCCAGTCGCAAAGGCGTGATCAAGAAAACGAAAAATTAACTCAATCTGAGAGCCGTACTTTTTCTCAAACTCCAGCGGGTCTGCATGAAGTTCGTTGTGGTGCTCCCGGCACAACGGTAACGTGAAAATATCGTGGGCCTTTGTCCCCATTCCCCCCTGACCATGACCAATCAGGTGATGCGGATCGTCAGCAGGCTTACCACAACACGCACACGGCTGTGTCTTCACCCAGCGCGTGTATTTCTCGTTAACCCAGCGGCGACGTTTAGGTCGTTTCATGAAAGATTCCGGAGACTCAGGATCAACGGCAATGCTGACCACCGTCTTTTCCTGTGGCGGGGTTTGCTGGTGGGCGTGAGGCAGCGGCGCAAGATTTTTTGTGCGCTGCTTCAGTATGCTGGTGGCGGTCTGCTCTCCCGGTACGATGTCGCTTTCACGGTACATTGAGCGGATTTTTTCCGCACGCAACCCCAGCGAACGACGTAATACCGCTTCCGGTAGCGCGTCCGCCACCTGATTGCGGACCGCCCACCAGGATAATTCAGCCAGAGATAATTCCCGTTCCTGTGCACCACTTATTGCGTGACGTATGACGTCAATCATCCAGGCTGTCAGATTTTGTTGAGCAAGCTGCCCGAGTGATTCGGATGTCTGGTCGCGCAGCTGGTTGTCGCAGTGCCAGCACAACACCATTGCGCCGGTACCATAACGGTGAATGACGGTTTCACTGTGGTGATAATCGCCGTGTGGCCACTGGCAGGATTTAACATGACGCAGTAACCAGTCAGACAATGCGCCAGCGCCACCAGCAGCACGAATCACTCGTTCGTCGCTGAAAAATGGCAGTAATGATTTATCCTCCGCCAGCGGCTGGCGAACGGCAGGAACGACCCCAGACGGCAGATTACGCATGCTTTTCGGTTCCGGCTCCACCAGTACCCGGGTATTGTGGAATACCGGCATGGATTCACGGCCCGGCTTAACGATCACCAGCCCGAGTTCCGGTACCAGAA